TAATCAATCTCAAGATAAAAAAACTCGTTTGTTTTAGAATCTTTCATGTAAATATAGTCTCCTCGTTCTAATGAAAATATTTCATCTACATCTCCATATGTTGAATATAAAGTTGTTCCTTGAGTAGTATTTATAGTAGATGAACCACTAGCCAACGTTCCATTAGATCCAGAAATTATATTATAATATCTAGTATTTCCAATATAATTATTCACATTGTCTAATTTAGAATCGTCGGTAAGAGATAAAATATTAGAACCATTCTTTAATTTTAAATTAAATCCAGATTTAATAGATTCTCTAAAACATTCTCTTGCTAAACTTATTGCAAAAATAGATGTTGATGGAGTTCCTCCTGTACCATTAAAATTAAACAATTCGGTTTCTGAATTTAAAACCAATTGTCGAATAGAAGAGTATGATATTTTAGTAAATTTGGTTCCATCGTATGTTTGGTAAGCTGAACCTGAAATGTTACCTGAACCTGAAATGTTAGCGTATGATATACTAAATTGATTAGTTGCTCGTGGATTAACCGAAATATTTTCTCTATAAACATCTAAGTAAAATCCATTATTATCTACATAAGGAGTATAAAATGTACTCATTATCGACGTATCATTAGACCAAGCTGGTTTAATTACTTTTTGAGAATCAACTGTATAATCAGATGGTTGAATTTGTATAAACGTCATTTTTATTTTTTCTGGATTATTAACGGAATAGAAATAAATGCTCCACTATCTCTACCTGTCACTGTGATCGTAGTAACAAGTTCGGTTAAATTACTTGTAAATAATGTATTTAAAGTTGTAGCAGTTAAACTAAAAGAGGTTCCAATTTCAGATTTAGATACATTTGCTCCAGATACTGTAGTATCGGAAGATATAAAGGTGTCGGTAACACCAGTTCCTTTGAAAGTAGATAACAATCTAACATCGTTAACCGTTACAATATATCCGTTGGCTTCATATGTTGTATTGCTACCATTAAAGTTCAACGTTTGAGGAGTAATTGTTGTGGTGGCTCCTTGTTTTAAAACTATACTTCCTGCTCCAATTGATAAAATAGGAATTTTAGAAGTTCCTTTTGGTAACGAAATTAATTTTGATACAAGTACTTGAGATTGATTAGGGTTTGCTTCGAATACAGGAATATTTTCAATAGCTTCTCCAAAAAAAGCAGAACCTTTAGGATGATTTGGATTCCATAATGAATAATCAATTTCATCGTCCCCCAAAGCAAAATATGTAATATTAAAACTGCCGTCATTTTTAGCGAGTGCTTCTCTACCTTTTTGGGTAAGAATAGCTTCGACAGTAAATAATTTGGAATCTAAAAATGCCATTTGTTATTTTTATTTATAAATATCTATTAATTAAAAATTGGTCTTGTTGATAGTATAATCGTTTAATAATTTTTGATTTACTTCTTTTGTAATAGTGTCAATATTATCTAAAAATGTAGGATTTATATTTGACGGAATCAAAAATCCATATCCAGACGAACCGGATTTTTTCTTAAAATCAACGACTACGTTTGTTTCATCTATTATTCTTTTAACAAAAATACATTCTGCTAAATTTTCTTTTGTTACATAAGAAGGAATCGTGTTAGATAAATAAACCAAAATATTACTAGATTGATAATCTACATAATCAATCTCAAGATAAAAAAACTCGTTTGTTTTAGAATCTTTCATGTAAATATAGTCTCCTCGTTCTAATGAAAATATTTCATCTACATCTCCATATGTTGAATATAAAGTTGTTCCTTCCGGGTTGAATTTACTTAGATTTAAATAATTTTTGAACTTAGGATTTATAGTAACTACTTTAGGTTTTATTTCTATTATAACATTATCAGATTCTCCTAATTTAAAATTAGATAAATCTTTTGATGTATAAATAGAAGAAGATTCTAATAGAGTTATACTACCATCTTCTACATCGGTAGAATCTATCATTTCTAAACACCATATTTCATCGCCTACTTTTAACTTACTCATGCTTCACCCCTCTTTGTTATGGTCTTTGTATATATCAATTCCTGCCTCTGCGTTTGCAATAGCTATGTCCATTTGTATAAGTCCAATGTCTTTTAATAATATGTGTATATTTCCACAATGAACGATACCACCCCGCACCAAACAAGCGAAATCTTTTTCATCAAGCCTGATATATCTTTCTGGATTGCTATATGGAATTATTTCTTCACACTCTGATCTGCTAAACAATCCCATCACTTCACCTCTTCATCACAATACATTGAATTCAGATTCATGAACAAGATATCCAAGGGAACCGATTTTACCGTAATAAACTTTATCGTCTGTTGGTAATCCATCTTCTGCGGAACGAATCGCATAATTTAAACAAGCTGCATTCCCATTTGAAAACATCCACGAAGTACCAGTTATTTCTTTAAATAGGCCTTCAATTTTTATTTTCTCACCTTTTAAAGACCCTTTATTAACAGTCATCTCCGATATTTTTTTCATGCCTTCACTCCAATCTCTCCCACCACTCGATCCAACTAATTTTATTTTCTTCTACGTCCTGAGCATGGTACCACTCACAGTACGCCTTAAAACTTCTTTCGAATCCGTTAAAATCACTTTTCTTATACGATATATTTTTCATGATTCCACCCCATTCAAAACCCAATCTCAATTAAATCGGTCGGTTCGTCAGACTTGTAAAGTAGGTCGTCCACATAATTAATTGCCTTATTAAGCGCGTCATCAAATGATTTCTCAAAATTCCATGACTCCATTACCTCACCCACAACCTTCTTCACATTTGAAGTAAAGTTACACCTTCCTATTTCATATATCGATAAGGTGAACCCCTTGTACACGCGGTACCGAACGCTTTTATATTTCATGCCCCACACCATATCCCAAACGCCTCATCCCAATCAGGACAAACAAACCCGTGCTCTAAACAATCATCAGATATGTCCCCAAATACTCCATCAAAAGCATCCTTTGCATCTTTAACAGTCATTGATTCAATACCTTCACTCCAATAGGCGCCTATAATACGCTGTACACTAGTCATCACTTCACCTCATCTAATTAAGTGAAGCCATTATATTTAATATATTAACATATGTCAACATGTTGATGCATTAATTCTTAATCCTTCCTTCTATCTCGCCGTAAATAATCGTGTATGTTTCCAGTCCGTCTACCATGGCATTCCATATTTCATCCAAAAACCTTGAGGCATGCTCTAGTTGGCTGAATCTAATTGCTGTTGCGTGCTCATTAAAATAAAAATGCACGTACCAGATTTCTTTTTGCCTTTCTTTTTTTAAACAAATCCCGGTCATTGTTAAAATATATACACTTCCATCATCCAATATAAGCCTAACAATCATTTGATACCCCACGCCGTAAAATAATAATTATAATCGTCCAAATCCACATGCTCGCAGTCATCATCCATAATCTTTTTAACGCCTTTTATGAACTCCTCTGGATTGATTCCCATTGCGGCACCCAAAACAAGACCCCTGTCATCAAGGAACTCGCAAAACCTTAGCACAGAGGCAATAATGCACTTATCTGAATCATTCATTTCTATCCTTAAGTAGTTTGACCTATTAACCATTTAACGTATTATATAGACTGTATTTCATAAGGGGAATTAAATTGAGTTTTGCGCAGAAAGTTGTTGATTTAATAAATGAAGATTCTAAGAATGGGAATTTTGAAGTAGATTATCATTTTTTGAGTAAGTATAAATACAAGGTTTCTTCAATTGCAACGCATCAATATTCAGATACTAAGGTTTGCTACATGAGTTTTTGCGATGGCTCAATTCTCATGATTGCATCCAATCACGTAATAAAAAAAGCTGTTGCCATGGATATAACTAATGCCACTGTTTCAGCAAGCCTAATTGTTGAATACCCAGATAAAACCGTGAAAATAGACCTGTAACCGTCAATAATCCTTCTTGCTTTGCTCATCGAGCTGTGCGCGCAATGCCTTCAGTTCCTCGAGCATGACGTCTTTCTCGCCCTGTAGTCGCTGAATCTCGTGTTGGTCTCCATACAACTTTGGAAGCATCTTGGAAGCGACCCAATGCCTATGCTTTAAGATTGCACTTCCCAATGTAATTGATGGTGGATCTATCTTAGAATTTCCCCGATCATCCTGATACAGAAGCTTTTCTCGCTTCAGCATATTCTCGCCATCTTCAATCAATAAATCAGCCTGAATCGAGCGCGCAGCCAAGTATTTTCGAGAAAACTCTGTGTAATCTAGGCGCCATCGCCTTACTGTAAACTCAGATGGAAGGGTAGAATCCTTCTCAGCAAGAATGCTATAAGACTCAATATTTGTCGCTATAACGTCACAAACTCTCTTCGCAAGCTCGTCAGTGTAAATTTCGGGTCTACCACCAGGCATCACTTATCCTTTTTAGGCCTTCCAGCCTTTCGTTTTTCTTCATCAAGCAGGCTAATATCAATACTTCCTCGCCCACCACACTCAGGACAGTCCTTTTTCATACCACCCATCCCAAGAACCTTTCGCCTACCATCACATGTCTTGCAAATAGCTCTCATAACAATTATCGCTTAAAATGATTCATCATAATACAAAAACCTACGCTTGCATACCCACACATAAAATAGTGCATCAACATGTTGACATGCATTAAATAATTAAATACAATATCACCTGAACTTAACCAGGAGAAAACATGACAGATTTACTGAAAGAAATCAGGGATTATCACGATAGAACCGGTGTCACGATAACATACGTTACTGAACAACGTTCCCGAAGCGGAAAGCATCACCTAGAGCACCGGGTATTCGTCTATGGATTGAGCGGCTCTGAGCTAACACACAGCTTAGCAACCACTGACATTGATAGTATGATTGCGTTCATTAAGGGGTTGTAGATGGATAACGGCATGGAAATAGCTAAAAAAAAATGAAGATGTCAGACTGGAAATATCTGGAGAGGATTCAGGATGAAATTGATGCGCACCATTCAGGTGAACAGGACGCAACAGAAACAATGGAATTAATCAGAAAAATAATAGCTGATTATTCAAATGAAAGAGAGAAAGGTTTAACAGGAGAGATTAAGTGAATCAGCATTTCGAGAAATTCAAAACTTTATATGAAAACCTCAGCGATTACCAAATGGAGCTGATTACAGAGCTTAGACAGAAAGCAAATGAGCTAAGCGAAGTAATGAACAGGGTAAAACCATCCAGAGAAGCCTCTTTGGGTGCCACAAACATTGAGCAAGGCATGATGTGGATTATTAAGGCCGTTTGCTTGGAGAAAGAAAATGACTCTGAAGATTGGGACGCGATGGGGAACCCAAGATGAAATGGTATAGCATAGAAAAATACAGGCCTATAATTGGGCAGGAATACGTTATTTTAACTAAAAACGATAACATCTATGCGCGTGTTTTTGACTACAGCATCAAAGATGGTTATTTTTTTCATCACAAGATGGCGATAGATTGCGATGCTAAGTATTTTATGGACGAAATAACCCATTTCCTGATTTTACCACCCGTGGAGATAGGCGAATGATTATCACTGAGCAACAAATACTTACTCTACTCCGAATTGCAGAACATTATTGCAGTATGTTGCATAGGCATGGTGAGGCCACTTCGGTTGAAGAAATACAATCATTTCTTGCAAATATAAACGACCAACAATCTGATGAATTAAAAAAGGTAAAATAACCATGAGCTGCATTACCAAGCTACTTGAGTTAAAAGGAAATAATGAAATCCTCCGTGTTAATGAGGACGTCGTTATTGAAGGGGGCGGAAAATACAAAGACTATGAATACTTGATTACATTTACTTCATGTGGGACTAGATGCGCCTATGTGGCATTGAAACAAAAAGAAACCGAGATATTTGATAAACAAGCATCAAAAGACGATTACTTTTATCCAGACCTAAACTGTCATGGGGGTGTCACATTCTATGGAAACAGTCCAATAAAAGACATTCTTCCCGCTTCATGCGATGACAAATGGGTTGGATTTGATGCCAATCATGGCTCTGATAAAAGAGACGTAGAAAAACTACAACGATATTTTCCTAATGACCTAATTCACGATTATCTCTACACGAGACCCGGCACAATAAAGTCTTATGACTACATGAAAAAAGAATGCCATGGCATCATTAATCAACTTTTGGAGATTCAATAATGTTCATCGACTACCCAACATGGCAACACCACCCCGAGTTCTATGAAGAATTTGAAGAGGAAGGCGACGACAATCGTCAGCAACAAATGGAATTCTGGGACGACGAAGAAATGGTCGATATCATGGAAGAACTGGAGCTAGACATATTTTAACATGTGTAAATATTACCTAAAGCAAACCATCAACACAGAATACGCATGGCTGGACTTCCCGAAGACGGAAGTCTACCCGCTCCCCTACGCAAGAACCATCAAAACAGCCAAAGTAGATGCCAATGACATAATCATGTCACTCGACTACAATCACCTACATGTATTCGAGATAGTCGATACATACCTGCGCCCAATCTTGAAGCTAGAAACTGAGGCAACCGAACCATGTCACCATCAATAGCAACCCTGTTGCTGCTAATGACACTTTCACCAGAACCACCCCAAGACAATAAAACCGTCGGATATGTCATCAATCCCCTGGAATTCTACCCAGAGCCACCAACCGAAGATGAACTAGATGCCTATAATGTGCGTCAGCCGAAGATCGAGTTCGAGAGCGAACCTTAATTGCCCGCGCTGTCGGATAACCTAAGGAGAAAACTTTAATACTATGCACGGGCATCCATAAATTAACCCACATCAAATCATAAAGCAACACCCGATTACAACTATGACACCCCCCGCACAACTCAATACCAGCACGGGTTTAAGAGAAAATCGTGTCATAGTGTCATAGTTGTCATAGTTTTTCTATTAAGCTACATAAATATATAACTACAATACAGTCAAATTTATACATTAATATACTATATGTACATATAATGTAATATAACTTATAAAAGTTTATTTATTTGCTACTAACTATGACACCTATGACACACTCCAATACCAGCTTTGTCTGTAGGGGGTGACATAGTTGTTTTTAACTATGCAAACTATGACACACTATGACACGATTTTTCGTGTCATAGTTGGCAACTATGACACCCTGTCAATTATTCATGAAATTGGGCTGGAATTTTGGGCGATGGCATTATAAACATTCTTCTTTTCTTTCCTGTTCCCTTTGGTATTTCATGCTTTTTCAAGATGAATCCAAGCTGGATTGATAAAGATGACAAGTTTGATGCTGTTCTTGAATATCCGATTGTTTCCAATATCTGTATTGATGACATGTATGTTTTTCGCTCTGGAGAATCCCAGTCAAAGTAATAATCAACTAGATCTTCCATTGGGTTATCCATCTCATGCTCACGATTATTATCATTAACAATCTGCTGCTCTTCGTCTGTAAGCCTATAAGAAGCCCCTGAGTCGTACATTGACTTTATCTCTGCCCAGAGTTGCTGCATGTCAATATCGTGGCTGTAATCGATTTTGGTGACAGGTATAACCCAGAATCTACGGTTGCCAGTCTTATCGACCAAGAAGTTGGTTTCATTGACCGACCCAAAGTAAATGGTTTGACGCCTAAACGTTTGCATTATTCGACCATAAGGCGCCCTGTAAGTGTCAGAACTTCGTGTTATGAAGTTCTTAAGGATGCTTACGTCAGATTTCCTGAGGGTGCACTCTATCTCCCCCAACTCGCCAAGCCACACACTAGTCGCCCTGATAACATCATCTTTGTTGGACGCATCAAGGTGTATACCTTCCATGACCAAGTGTTTGTGAGAGGCAGGGACAAGTCGATTAAACCACTGCGTCTTACCAATCTTCTGCTCACCCTGAAACACCAGCATGCCATCTGCTGATATGCCATTAGGTTCATATAAGGCTGCCACACAGGATATAAGCCACTTGGTGATGACCATTGACACACTGCCACCCAAGGGTGACTGAATGGTATTAACTAAATCTTCAATTCTGCTTACTCCATCCCATGGCTTACTTTGAATCATTTCAATGGCTGGATGGTAAGAGTTGTGAATTGAGGCGCACATAAGGTGTTCGGTTATATCAAGCCTTGGCAAGCCGTTCAGTGTGCAATAGTCTTTGATTTTATTGGATGACATAACGAAAGAGACATCAATAGAGGTGTCTTGGCCATCTATCTCGACGCACTTCCTCATGGTGTTGTATCTAACCTTGATACCGTAGCTGTCAATTATGTAGCGAATGTTATCGACCATGTATAGCGGCCTACCATTATCGGATAAGTGTGGAAACTTTGGGTTATCAATTGGTGCGGCAAACAAGGTAACAATAGGTGCTTCGTCAATACACATCTTTACCGTGTCGAAATCAACTGAAGCGTTCTCACCGGTCAATATGTCGGCTATGTCCCATCCTTTGTCACCCAGTTTAGATACATCGCATGCCCTCACGGTATTGCCAAGGGCTAGAAGCGCCTCTCCAACCAACCTCATGGCCTCTACACCTACTTCGTCATTATCTGGCACCAGTGTAATGTCTCTGCCTCGAAATCCGCTCCAATCCGCTTTAGAGGCGGATTGTGCGCCGCCCATCCAGGATATTGCTATGAAGTCACCGAACAAGGCGTTAGCTGCATCTGCTGTTTTCTCTCCTTCCACAACAAGAATTCTCTTGGTAGGGTTTTGAGATAGTCGCTCTATGCCGTAGATTGGTTTTGTTTTTATTCCGCCGAGTCCGGTTTTCCATTTTGAGTCATGGACATGGTATGGTATGAAGAATTTCTTTTTTGTTTCTGGGTCAAATTTTCTAACAACCAAATATTTTTGAATTCCATTTTCATCTAAATATATCCAATGCCCATGGTTTTGACCCATGTCAGGCAAAGAAATAGTGTTATTCATGAAGCACTCCTTGCAATAAGTTATTGATTTGAAAGGGAAATGAGCAAAATATGCGCCACTCGTTTAAAAAGATTGACTTTGAAGGTGTAATTGCTATAATTTGCATATGTCTCCATGGCAATCATGGGGATTGAAGGGAGTAGCGACCAGTGAAGTGGTTAGCTGCTCAGCTTAGGGGATCATCTCTTTCATGATCCCCGGCATTTAATATACATTAGTGTTAAATTTAATAAAACCTCTTCTCAAGAATCTTGCTTCCCTTAACTCTCAAGCATATTGGCGTATTAGCCTTGTAGGTTATAAAGTCTCTTAGCTTGTCGATATCATGCGAATGCTTATAAACGGTGCTTGCATCTTCAAAATGAAGCTTTATGAACCTGTGATAAAATATCTTACGAGCTTTTTCGGATGTTATGTAAAAGTTTTCCATGAAGTTCATGTTTTCAGTTACATAAAGACATGAAACACCCCTATCTGATACGAAAAACGAAGCTTTAATGACATCAACCCATGTGTGTTTTATTATCAGACTTAGCTTTGCGTTTGGATCTACGAGTTCACCCCCGCAACTCCTACACTCCCTTGCTGTTTGGTCATTTTCAGCAGAGCAATTTGGGCATGATTTGAAAATGAATAGGTAGCCACACCGTTTGTTATCAACCGACCCTATGCAGCGACGTGCAGTGACTTTATTGAGGGTTTTGCATTGGTAACAAGGAATGCAGTAGTCAGGATCGTCTTCCCTCTTCGGCGCAAGAGCTTGGTTAATGATTGAATCGTCAATGTCACCGTGTCTGTCTAAGTTACCTGCGTAATCGAGGACAAGGCAGTCTAATTTAGATGGATGAAGCCTGAGTCCTCTCCCAATACCTTATATGTAGATGGTTAGTGACTCAGTTGGTCTAAGCCATGCAATCGTATCGAACAAGGGGACATCTACGCCGGTCATTAGACAATTAACAGAGAGAAGGTATTTAACTTTGCCCTCTCTTGCTAGCTCTATGATGCGCTCTCGTTCATCAAATGGGGTTTCGCCCAATATTATATGCGCCTCACCTTCTGGTAAGCTCTTTAGAGCTTCGTGGCAGTGTTTTGCGCTTGAGCAGAATATGAAGGCACCATTTCGAGACGAACTCACGATATGAAGGATTTCAGACATGATTGTTGAGGTTAATCGCTCATCAATTTTAGCTTCTATTTGTTTTTGGTCGAACTTACCGGTTGAACGCACTTTTATATCTTTGAAGTCATAGGCTGTTTCGATGTCATTGAAGATTGGTCTTACTAGATAACCTTCATCGATTAGGTATGAGGTTGATATATTGCATACTTCGTGCTTGAAGAAAGCGTTTTCACCGATTATTGACTGTGATTTTCCTCTGAAGGGGGTGCCGGTTAGGCCTACTATTCGGAAGCTATATTGTTCTTGTTGGGCGAGCATGGCATAGTGGTTGAATATGCGCATGTACATTGTTTTATTATCATGAGGATGGATGTTATGAGCTTCATCAACAACTATAAGTTTAAATGGTTTGCTGCTGATTTCCTTTTTGTTTTTGATATCTTGGCTAACGGAGTGTGGGGAAGCGAATACTATAAGTGGTTTGCATTCTTTGGACTTGAGCCCAGCACAGTAAATTCCGCACTTTCCGCCTTGGAGTTGGTACGTATTGGCATTTTGCTTTATCAGCGTGCTATTGAGCGTGAGACAAAGGACGGGATATCCAACTGATTCCATCAACTTTAAGAGCTCTGCAATGATTAGTGACTTGCCTGCGCCAACTGAGGCGGTTACTAAGATGGGTTCTTTGTTGGATTTTAGTGACTGCTTGAGTTTGTCGAGGGCTTCTTGTTGATAGGGTCTAAGAGTGATCATCAAATATTGCCATGTCCATCGCCAAACCCGTCGCCAAATCCAAATGTGTCATCAACTTCATAATCTTCACATATGACAATCAATCTCATCATATGCCGCTACTAGTTCTTTAATATTCATATTTCCTCCATAATCCGACCAAGTAATTTTAATTAACTCATTGACGCATGTCAATAGTTTGATGTATAATGTTTGTAAATTACTCATGAGAAGGTTTTTAAATGAAACCAATTGATATTTACAATCATTACCTTAACTACTATCGTTTTAGCAAGGGAACTGGGTTTGAAGCAAACTCCCTGAGACATTGGCTAAAGACTGGTAATGTGCCAATTGCTTCACAGATACGTGTTGAATCTGCAACGGATGGTGTTTTAAGGGCTGATTTACAGGATGATAAAAATATAAAGGGAGGTGTGTTTATGAACTTTAGGAGCCTGTTAAGGTTGAAAGAGTGTGAGATTGAGGAAATTGAACCTAAAAATCACGATAACTACTACAGAAACAGGATGACTTTTGTTTTAAATCAGACGGATTGCACGTCGAAAGAATGTTTATACCTTAAAGATGAAGAGGTTGGTCACTTGAAGGAGAGTTTAACCTTAGTTTTAGAGGCTTTAAAAGATGCTTAGTTTATTAATATCTACTATGATTATATGTAACATGCTTCTTTCTTTCTTATTGGCTGCTGAGCTTCATATGTTGAGGCGCGCTCTTAAATACATAATTGAAAGTAGCGAGAACTCACCAATTACAGCTGAGTGGCATCCTTACGCAAGGACTCCGGATAAAGACATTTAATAACCTCGATTGCTGCGTCCGAACCCCATACGCATGCAGCAAAATATCCTTCGTTCGTCATTTCTTCCAAGAACAGTTTCTGCAAGTCAGTTGGTTTATTGGCGCCTACTTTCAGCTCAATGAAGCATCCGTGATGCCCTTTTGATGCTCTTGGTATGAAAATATCAGAAACACCAGCCCTCACCCCCATCCTTTTCAGTATTGAGCCTTGCTGAGGTGTACATGAGCGTTCATTGGCTATATGCATGAATGGCAGATTGGTGTTGTTCTTTACCCATTCAAATACTTTTATCTGCTCGATTGATTCTTTTCCGAATTTCATAGCTGATATAGCCCATTTTTAAGCCTGTAGCAGATATCTTTCGTTCTATGCTGACCGACTTGTGTAGCCCATTTGCTATCAATTAGATTGGTGACTGCTTCTTGGAAATTGCCTTTCTTGATAGATTCGATTGTTTTAACGAATTTTAGGAACTTGTTTATGCCCATGTTGAATACGAGTTCAATGAGAGCACCTTTCCTGACGTCATCCAGGTTGTTATAGAAATCTTGTTTTTCTAGTTGTGATTCGCATTGTTTAAGATCGTTTAGAAGAAGATATTGTTGCTCGTCTTGTGATAAGCCTTTTCCGATTCGTTCGTCGATGCATCGACCAATTCCAATTGTTAGATATCCGAGAACGTCTCTATAGGCGAATTGCTTTGAGCCTTCGTGTTGTGTGATAAGGGATATGAGTTTTTGTCTATGTGCATCCTGCATCATGTCTCCTAGCCGGACGAGAGGGAAAAAATTTAAAAACCTCTCGTCCACGATAATACTATCAGCCCTCTACGGCGGCGTCCATTGTTGCAGGACATTCTTCTTTTTCAGATTCTTCTAGCATGAACTGTGCTTCTGCATATCTACCTACAAGTGCATTGTGCTGCGTCATGCTTTGTTCTAGTGCTTGCTTTAGTGTCTCGACTCTTTTTTTAAGATCTTCTGATTTCATAACTTCCTCTCTTTGGGTTAGGTTGATTGCGAGACAGGACTCGAACCTGCATCTGACGCAGATGGAAACGCCTCTCTACCAGTTGAGATACTCGCAATCGACTTATAGTATTACTGAGCCGCAATGTATGCAACATAGCTGATGGTCAATGTTGCTCCTGGATCTCCGCTTAATGTTAAGTTGAATGCAGCTGAGCCTGGCGCAACCTTTGACACTGAAACAGTGTTAGAAGATGCAACAATGCTCACAACCACAACGCTTGCCGCAGTCAGTCCAGTGACTGGTACGCTGATTGGGCCAGCACCAGCACCACCAAGACCTGTTACTTGCTGAGCTTTGACTTGAGATATCAACTGTAGATTTGCAACAGCGACGCCAGAGTCAGCAACCAATCCACCTGTGCCAGATGATGACAATACGCGACCTGTTGTGAATGGCGTAGCAGTAGCACCAACTAAGATAAAAACGGCAATACTTGATTTATT